GAGCCTGCTAGATGTGTAGCTAAATTAAAATCATTTGTACTAGAACTTATAGTAATATTAAATACGAGTTCTCCACCTGAGCCAAATCCTAAAACATTGTAACCAAAATTTGTCATTATGTGTCATTCTTTGCATCTGTTGTAAAAAATATTTTAATACCAAGTAACCTAGCATCACCGCTTTGATCATCTTCAGAAACATCTCTCATAACTTGAAAGAATACAAACTCATCTGTAGATGGTGAACCTGCGATAGTTACAGCACCACTCTCTGCTGTGACATTTAAATCATTGGAGGTCCCACTGTGTGCTTTAGCTGTTGCTACAACATTTGTACCAAAAGCTGTATTACAGGAACCATCGTCAGCAATAGCAACTCCTGATAATCCCCATGCTACAGTACCCGTGTTTGTTCCCGTTACAGTAAAAAAAGCTTGAAAAGTTATTGTACCTTCGTTCCAAGACTTTGGAAAAGCTACAGTAAACTGTGCATTTTCATCTGAGCTTGGATCAAAATCCAATACTTTAATTTCAGGACCATTTGATAACTCTACTTGTGTAAGTGTAGAGCAACCGTTTGTTGTGTTAGGATACATGGCAGAGGCTGGTACATAGATTGTTTCTTTACCTGCTACCTTTACAGCTGAACCACCAGCCTGTACCGTACCTGTTCCATTCGGCGCAATGTTAATATTCCCATCAGCTCCATCTGTTATTGTTATTGTTCCTGAGTCTGTGCCAGAATTTGTATTTAAAATTAGGTCTCCTGTTCCGTTTGTTGTAATAGTTGCATTAGCATTATTATCTCCAACTTGCACCGTGTCAGCTTGTAAAGTAACATCTCCTGTACCATTAGGAACTATGTCTATATTTCTATTAGATGTAGAAACTATATCAAAAGTCGATATATCTAAGTCAGCACCTAATTGAGGACTGGCATCTAAAGACAATTCTACTGTTTGTTTTGTAACCGCAGCACCAGATCCCGCACCATCTGAAAATACCCACGCAATCTCACCATTAGATATAGTGGCATTATCTCCTGATCCTTGAGATAATATAACTGAGTATGGTCCAGAACTACCAGAGTCTGTTGTGGCATTTTTAACTAAATATACTTTATCCTGATCATTAGGTGATATAGTAACTGTATTGTTAGCTCCAAGTGCCCCTGTAAATACTAGCACTTTAAACCCACCATCAGAAAGAGCACCATCTGTTGTAGTAAGTGTATGTGTTGTTCCAGATAACGATATTGATCCTACACCATTTATAGCTCTATCAATTATGTCAAAATTTAGATTTGTGGTGGTTCCCCAAGTTCCAGCTTGTTCACCAGAACCTATTTTTTCTACCCCTAAATTTGTTGTATAAGAACTTGGCATGTTTCCCTCTTTAATTTATTTCTGTGTATGTTTCTGTTCCAGTAGGCGTTATTTCTGTCCATGTTTCTGTTCCAGAAGGCGTAATCTCAGTATATGACTCATTTGCATCTGGTACTATTTCTATAAACAGTATATCTCCCGAAGCTGTTTTTGTAAAATTTAAATCACTTGATGAAACTCCTGATAATAATAACCCACCAGATGTAGTTTGTTCAAACTCTAAACTAACAGTGGAACTTGTATCATTTACTAATAAAATATTCTCTGTTGTCTGAATAAAATTAAATTCTAATTCTGCTGTTCCTAATTTTTGAAATCCCCCTGCAACACTGGTATTAAAGTTAGCACTTTGTTCAGAAGAAGCAAAATGTAAAACAGAATGATCTGCAAAAGCATGTTCACAGAAAGCTCCTAATCCTAACAACATTTATGCAAGATCTCCAAATATAAGATGTGCCGCAGCGGCATCTACCTTTGTTGTAGTACCACCGCCATGTGTGCCAGTCAATATTGGTAAAGAACCTGTTGCTTGAGTCGCACCTTCCACAAAGATGAATGTTGTATTTTTATCGCCATCAATGCCTTGACCACTGTAGGCATATTCTGCATTACCGAAAGCATTTGAAAAACTTGGAGTCAATTCTCCACTTCCATCATCAGCTATACTTGACACATTTAAACTATCGTCAGACGCAAAATCAGTTCCGTGATTGAACCAAACTTTACACAGACCTTGTTGAAGATTTGTTGTGTTACCAGTTGATCCGCTAGATGTAACACCTGCTTCTCCATGAACAGCAGTTGATCCACTTGTTATTAATCTTGCTAAGTCAGATGCTTTGCTCATGCCAAATCTCCTAGAATTGAACTACAGGCATCATTAGCGGGGTCTGCAAAAGAACTATCCCAGAATCCAACATTGTTTTGACTGGTTGTTCTGGTGTCGGATAAATTACCAACATAATTCATTGATAAATAAGTTTCGTAATTGCTTGTGTTGTTTATATAAGATGCAGATGAACTAGACGCATAGTTTGTATTGCCCATATTTGAAGTTAAATTGTAGGAATATATCCCAGTTCCATCGTCTACCAATGATGAAATATTATTGCTATCATGCACTGTCGTTCCATCCCCAGAAAATGCAATCCATGCCTTTGCACTACCATTTGCTACAAAACTCGTAGCAATACTATTGTTACTACTTGCATCTGTTATTGTGTTTACTCTTAATATACTAGCCATTATGCAAGGTCTCCATCTATATTAACATAGTTTTGTAACATATCTGATTGAACAGAATTATTGTAACAAGTTGATGTTAACAAAGTGCTTGTTGTCAATGCAGTATCTTCACTACCACTTACAAAAGAAGGATGAGCATCATAGTTTTCATCTGTAGCACCCCTTAATCCTGCAAACTGTGGACAGTAATCATTACTTGCAAAATTGTTAGTAAACCCTAATGTGTAATCTCCTGTTCCTCTATCTGTTAAACTGGCATGATTAAAACTATCTCTGACTGAAACTGTGTCTTTACCATTATAATTAACCCAATATTTAGCTAGTCCTTGTTGCAGATTAGTTGTTGTACTATTACCTTCACCTGTAACAGATATGGACCCTGCTGTGGTTACACCTGTAAATTTATCTACTTTAAGTTCACTAGCCATTATGCTAAGTCTCCTCCAACCATACCCATTATGTATTCAATATCAAATGCAGCTCCACCACTTTCTATATTTTTGGCTCTTACAAGACCTGCTCCCGTTGTTGTTGGGTATTGATATAAATTATAAGAGTTTATACCTGTGGCACTACCAGAACCATTCGTTCCAGTTGTAAATGCAAAATTTGCATTGCTCATAGAGTTAGTAAAGGTATGAGTAAAGTCTCCAGTTCCGTTATCTGTAAAACTTGCTATATTAAATGAGTCTCTGTAGTCATCATCCTCTTGTAAATTAAACCATACTTTAACTAAAGATTGCACAGTATTCTGTGATGCACTACCACCATCTGCAACATATGTAGACGTATTACCTATTTTAACATTTGTGCCACCTGAACCTGCTTTATTTACAATGGTATCTACATTTAATTGTGAACTCATACGATACTCCAATAACCATTAACAGTAACTGTGGCGTTTTGTGTTATAGGACCTGCCGATAATCCATTTTCATCTGAGTCAATTGTTATATCTGCACTGATGGTCTGTCCGTTTAATCTGATAATGCTGTTATTACCTTTAAATGGATACCGTGCATCTGATTCAGTTTTAGTATAAGTTTGTTGGACAGAAAACACATCATACACAACCATCTCTACAATATCGTTAAGAGTTGCACCTGTAACAAGCACGACACTTGTACCACTTGTTGCGGTATAATCTGTGCCTGCTTTAAGTAATACACCGTTTTGATACACATCCATGTATAAACTATCTGTATAAGTTAATGTTAAAGAGTTTGCATCACTTCCGCTAAAAGTTGTTTGACTTGCAGTAGCTTGATATACAAACCTCGACCTTACACCTGCACTTGGAGATTTTCCTACATATGGCATTAAGCAAGATCTCCTAAGATTACAAATTGAAGGTCTGTATAATCAGCATATGCAGGTGAAGAACTATAAGAATGAAAGTCAGCTACACTTGCAGTATCGCCTGTTTGTTGAATTGCGAAAGCACCACCTCCTGTTACTTTAGCATAGTCTGCATTAGCCATATCATTATTAATAGCTAAACTATATTGACCAGTAGCATCATCTGTAATACTAGCTATATTAAAGCTATCATCTATTGCAACTGATCCTGTTCCATTAAATCTTGCCCATGCTTTTCCTAGTCCTTGAATTACATTTGTTGTTGCTGCCCCACCATCGGATGTAGCTACTGCATTTGTTCCAATAGTTTGTACACCTGTTACTGCAAAAGTTCCAGTCGCAGTAGCACTTCCTATTCCAGAACCACTAACTTGTGTTAAAGCCATAGCTTACTCCTTATGCGTAAGGACTTGCACCTAGTACAGATGTATCCCAAGCCGCTTTAAGCTTTGCAATCGTATCTGCATTTGATATTGCACTTGCTGCTGGTGCATCTCTCAATGCCGTCTTAGCATTTTTTGCAGTCGTTTGTGCAGAACTATCTCCAGCCTCTAATGCTTTCATAAAAGCAACGTCTTGTGCTTCCAATAGGGGTAATCTTACTTCCCTTATTTTATCTTGAAAGATTTTTTTGGCTTCAGTCATGTCTTCTGATATGACTTTTTTATCTGAATCAACGACCCAAGCATTTCTAAAATGTCTATCTGAAGGCACACTTACACTCGAGCTATCAACTGTTACACCATTCTTGTCAGTTATATATGTAGTCATGTTTTTCTCCTTAAGCTACTTCTTCTTGTTTTACTACATTTTCATCAATTCTCCAAGCATTACGCCACTCTCTTGTGCTTGGTAGTTGATCCTTTTTACAAATAACTAATCTTGGTCGATTAGCTTTTTGATATTCTCTCCACACTCTTTGTGGTATGTCTTTCATAATTAAATACTCTATCGCTTCTTCTTCTGTCATTTTATCAATAGGCTTAGTGTTGTGCAAGAGATAGCCTCGTGTATGTTTTTTGAAACCAGGCTTTGCTTCATCTTCTTGCAATGCCCAATAAACTTCTACAGGTGGTAATATACCGCCTTGTAATGCACAAGCCATCCAATTTGGATCTGGTACAGTTATCTTTGCACACTCTTCTGGTTTATCTGGGTCTTCCCATACAATGCGATAATCTGATTGTTTGCCCTCTAAATTTTCTTTTGCCCAACACAATCGATCCCAAAGATGTGTTCCTTGAAATTCTGGTGTTTTTATTGTCATGCTAAATCTCCGTGAATTGTGTGTGCTGCACTAGCATCCGCTTTTGTCGTAGTTCCACCGCCTTGTGTACCAGTTAATATGGGCAAAGATCCCGTAGCTTGTGTTGCACCCTCTGTAAAAATAAAAGTGGTGTTCTTGTCTCCGTCAATTCCTTGACCTGAATAAGCATATTCTGCATTTCCAAAAGAACTTGTAAAGCTTGGAGTAAGCTCACCCGTATCATCATCAGATACACTAGATATATTAAAACTATCATCAGATACAAAATCACTTCCATGATTTAGCCAAGCTTTTGCAACACCATTGTATATATAGCTTGTATCAATAGACTTTTCTGTATTTGTATTTTTAGAATCAGATGTTGTTAACGTATCAAATGCTATTGTTCCTTTTGTCATTATGCCAAATCTCCATGTATTGTTGCATAAAGATAATCTCCATCTGCATAACTGGCTAAGTTACCAGGATTGGCGTTCCACATTTGTAAAGTACCCGTTGCTATGCCATCAGAATGTTTTGCAAAAAAATTAAATCCATAGTTATCAGAGGCAGCCGAGCTCCCATTACTCGTGATATTATAATTTGTATTACTCATGTCATTGTTTATTGTAAAAGTATATTTACCTGTACCTTCATCTGTTATACTACTATTATTAAATGAATCTCTTGCTTCAGCAGTTCCTACTCCATCTAATGTAATCCACCATTTAGCCAAACCTTGTTGTAAGTTCGTTGTGGTAGAACCACCCTCTCCTGTAACAACAATGCTACCTGCTGAAGTTGTACCTGTTAAAGTGTTTGTCTTTAGGGTACTCATGCCAGGTCTCCTATCCCTGCCATGTATAAATCTTCAACATCTGTATCACCTGGACCATTTGAGACATTTGTGTTTAATCTACTATCTGACGTTGTAGGAGTGTTAAGCTCTTGTACTAAATAGGGTCTAGAAGTATTCTCACCTTTATTACAAGTGCCTAATATTGTTCTATCTCTGCTTGAAAAGGCATTTGTAAAATTAAAATCATATGTTCCAGTTCCCTCATCAGAAGCAGAGCTTTGATTAAAACTATCTCTAAAAGCTATTGTTCCTGTACCATCGAGTGTGGCAAATGTTTTTATTAAACCTTGCACTAAATTTTGTGTGACGCTTGTACCACCCTCAGACTCATACACAGATGTATTCTTTACCCTTATGTCTGTTCCCAGTGATCCACCAGTTTTTCGAATTGTATCTACAAATATTTCGCTCATATTGTCACGAGCCTTCCACCATTTTCGATAGTTAAAGTTACACCACTAGAAACAGTTAAAGGACCCGTTACGTTTGCATTTTCTGTAGCCAGTATTGTAATATTTGAATCAAGTGTTTGTGCATTGGTTCTAAACAAACCACCTGCTTTAAAATTGCCTTTGAACTGATCTGTCGGTGTAATTGACTCACCTGCCAATCCTAAAAAATAAACAAATATATTATTAGTGCCACTTGAAGGTGCTGAACTAAAAGTTAATGTTGAGCCGTCTGGAACAGTATAAGCTGCACTATCTTGAATAACACCATCTACACTTACAAGAATTTCTTGTACTGAACTTATAGTTCTGCCAAGTGCAAAAGTTGTATCTGAATTATCACCATTGAACCTTACAACAGATGGTAAGGCTTGAAAGTTAGCTGCTAACGGATTTCCAAGTATTGGCATTATGTAATCTCCAATATAGACAAAGCTACATCGGTTGCACCAGATGCAGTAACTGTAATATTATCTGTTGCCTCCATAACAACTTTATTTCCTGCTAAAAGTTCTAATGATGACCCAGCTGGTATGGGTGCGTTTGTTACCAGCTCAACTGTTTGATTAGCCTCATCATTTGCATTTGTTCTGTTACCCGTATCTGATACAAGACTTACAGTTGCAGTAACTTGACTTGTTGTGGTGTTACCTAACATCAGTCCAAGAACAATTGTTGTTGTACTACTTGCTACTGTATAAATAACATCTGCACTTGTTACACCTGCTTTACTTGCTAATTTAAATGTATTTGCCATATCATTATCCTAACGCTATCGATAAACTTATTATGTCTGCTGTAGTCGCTGCACCAATATCACTTGCAAGTTCAGACGCACTTCTACCTTCAACTGTTGTACCATCCACTCTAAGAAAATCATTATCTGCCACACCAGAACCAAACTGTGCAACATTTGTGTTTGATATACCCACTGCTAGTACTGCTGCTGTGCCTAAACCAATGTCAGATCGAACCTCTGATGCACTTCGACTTTCTAATCCGTTTGCTGTAAATCTGGCAAACTCATCATCGGCTACACTTGAACTATCTATTTTTACTGCGTTTGTATCTGATATACCAAAAGTTAAACTTGCTTGAGCACCAATATCTGATAAGACCTCACTCGCAGACCTGCCCTCTACTGAGGTGCCATCAACTCTCAAGAAATCATTATCTGCTACACCAGACGTAAATGTAGCCACATTACCATTAGATATTCCAGAAGATGGAACATCTGAAGTCAATGCAACTGTCCCAGCAGTACTTGGTAATGTAACGGTAACATCTGCCGTAGAAGCTGGTCCAATCAAAGTAACTGCGTTTGTTCCGTTATCTGTATCTTCTTTAAATAAAATAGAACCTGCTGCACTAGAGGAACCTGTAAGAACAGGTGTTGTTAAACTTTTATTTGTCAATGTTTGTGTTCCAGTATCAGATACTAAAGTTGCGTCTGAATTACCTATTGTGCTTCCACCAGGTAAGGTTAGGGTATTAGTTGCTGCCTCACTGTGTGCTTGTGGTGATAAGGTTTGTGCATGATTATTGCTTACCTCACAATATAATTTTATTTGACCCACACTTCCACTATCACTTCTAAGCTCAATAACACCACCGTTTACTGTAAGATCATCACCAACAGACAAGTCTGCACCGAGTGTTGCATTACCACTTGCATCTAAAAATACTGTTTTAGCTGCTGGTAATGTGCAGAATATGTTTCTTGTTCCAGATGTCCAGTTTACTGCACTATTGGAATTAGAAGAAGATAGTATTGCTGTTCTTGCTAAAGTTGTACCAGAAGATGCAAAGGTCCCTAATCCAACCTCAAAGTCTGTACCATCTGTGCAACAATAATATGTTGTATCTGCGTTGGATAAATTAGCCGTAAAAGTTTCAAATCCAGTTATAGCACCACCTAATGTATATGTTCCAGTGCCCGTTGTGGTTGTTGTTTCTTTTATTCTATCTGATATTACTAATGCCATTATTTTAACTCTATTGTTAAGTTCTCTGCGTTAATTCTAAAAATGTCTCCAGATTGTATTACCTTACTGGAATCTAAAGCTCCTACAAAAAGTATATTACCACTAGTGCTTGCATCTGCTAAAAATACATGAGTAATGGTATTGTTTGTGCCGCCAGAGGCGGGAAACTCAATGTTTGCTGCGTTTTTTGCTGTTTGTGTATCTGTTGAATCTGCACCTACTGTTGTCCAGTTAGAAGCAGTTACTTGTTGTCTAGCATAATTTGTAAAGGTTGCTTCAGTTAATGAACCTGTTTCTGCTGAGGACACTGCCGTTGCTAATCCCACATATATACTATCACCAGGTGATGAAAAACTTAATGAATTATTTTTAAATAAAAAATGTAGTAATCTTCTTTCTAAATAATTTGTTGCTGCATTTGATGTTGCCATTGTACTCTCCTACGACCTTTGTGCCCTTGGTAAACCTGCTTTGTAAGCATCTTCATTTTCTCTTGCCTCACCTAAGTCTTTTAGCCTAATTAATTGATCATTAAATCTTTTTTCATATTGTTGCATCATATCTGCCTCACCTTTCATATAAGTATATGCTTCTACTAGTGATCCGTAAAGTAATGCGAATGGTGCGTTAGTGCTTAACCATGTTGTCCCACTATCAGCACCAGCTGTTAAACTAGTAGGTTTATAATAATAATGTAACTCTACTGCATAATTAGAATTAGGTGTAGGGGCTACAATAAAGTTATTAATATCAAAAACAGCATAATATTTAGGAACACCTTCACTTGCTGAAGTTGGAAAAGCTTCTTGCAAAAAGTTTACATCTTTTTGTAAAAGAATATCTTCACTACCAGAAGTTGTTATTTGTAAAGAAAAGGATGCAAGATAATCAGAGGGTATAGAGAGAAACTTATCTGAAGATGTAAATGAAGATGTTACATTTTTTCTAAACAACTCTAAATCAACTGTTTTAAATATTCTATCCTCAGCACCTTTTATAAAATCTGATAAGTGATTTACAAATGTAGTCTCTGTATTGTCTGTGTAATCTTGAATGGCTGTTTTTAACTCTGTAAATGTAAAACTCATGATGAAATAGTCACAGGACCTGCTGTAGCAAAGTCTCCGCCTCCCTTTATGTTACCAGCTGTAGATGACTCTGCAACTGTAAAAGTATATGTATCTGTTGTTACAACGGTTATAGAATAACCTGTAGAAAGTTCAAGTGCACTTTTTGATATACCATCAAAACCTTGACATGTCCTAAACCTTACTGTGTCCCCTGTGGTTCTGCCATGTGTATTTTCTGTTACAGTTATAACGGTGGTGCTATCTGAAGCAACTGCTGATGTAAAAGGGTTATGAATTAATACTCTTTCTACATCAGGCTCTACTCTAGAGTCTGGTCTTGGATCGTTTAAAGATTGAGCATCTTCTGCTTTTACTCTACCGATAAAGTTTTGTGGGTGATCAGGGTCAACCATATCTTTTCCTACTCGCAGCCCGTTACGAACCCCATTCCTAAACTCATAAACTAAATCATGAAGATCATAGCGAAATCCTGATCTATCACAAAATCCAAATGCGTATTTTCCTCTAGCTCTTGTCACTATCTAACCTATAAAAGTATTCATCTGTCTCTCCTAATCTAAAGTTTTGACCATTTTCTACCTGATACTCAATGGTACTAACTTTAAAGTCAGGTTGTAATGGCTCTTTTGGAGATAAAGAATTATCAAATATTCTTGTTCTGTTGTTTGGGTATAGGCAGTATTGACCATTGTCCAACTCAATTAAATTAGATGATTTGTGCTCTGCTGGAGTTTCACTTGTGCTATAATCTATTTGATCTCCATCATAATGATAATTATCTATTGTACATATGTAAGCACCTTTTTGGACACCATGATCCCTAGTATAAACTTCGTATTCCATAGTAGATATAAATTGTTTCTGCACGGCTACAACTCCATAATCCATACAATTCCAAAACTGAAGGTTGGCAAGGTCCATATCTGGCTTGGGAACTTCGGGTCTAGAAACAAATGCCGATATTGGTAATTTATCAAATAAAGCACCATAATCAGGAAGATAAGTTTCAAAATAAAAAGCTCTCCCAGGAATAGATTTTGCTGTAACCCAAACACCCTTTACATATTCTCCGTAGCCATCATCTAAATCTCTCAAATACTCTTTTCTAACCCAAACCTCTATTGAAGGTAAATTGCATATTAATCCTGGCATTATCTATTATTAAACATTAACCCTCTAGTTGCAGCTCCACCACCACGCATTTTCATAATCTTGCCACCTTTTTTCATATAGCCCATTTTGTTACGAACCTCTGTTGGCAACTTACTTAATCCTTTGCCTTTATTACCCTGTGGTACAGCTTTTAAACTACCACCAATTTTTTTACCAAATAAAGGCGGATCATTTATCATCATCAACTTTTGACCTTTTTTTAAAGGTTTTCCTGATTGGGCTGGTTTACCTTTTTTTGCTATTTTTGCTTTTATGGGCTTACCCATCTTAACGCCACCACCACCTTTCATAGACATAGGTTTACCTTTTCCTGTAACTCTGTCCATAATTTTTTTCTGCCCAGGCATCATGAATGGCGCTGCCCCTGAGGGCTTCTTATTTTGTTTTTTCTTTTTACCTTTAGCAGGTGTTATTTTCATTGGCATTATGCTCTCCTTGTCATTCTTCTTTGTCTTCTACCAGCAGTGCCAGTAAGTTTTTTCTTGCCTATAGTGGCTGGTCTAGCTTTTGGCTTTGCCATCATAGTCTTAGATTTTGATCCTGCTGGTTTCTTCATAGACATTTTTCTCATTTCTGTCCTTGTTTGACCTGCATAAGGACTCATCTTTCTTGCACTTTTTAAACCTGGCTTTGCTATTCCTAGGTTTAAAGTTTTGCCTGCTCTAATTTTATTAGGATCAGCAATATTATTTATTTTCTGCAAAGTTCTAACTGTCGTGTTATTTTTCTTTGCTATTTCTGATAAAGTGTCTCCACTTTTTATTTTATATGTTGCCATAATTTAACTCCCAAAAAATGTGTTGTATGGTACAAATCTAGCAGATGCACTGTCAGAGTCTTCGCCTGCTGCTAGTTCAAACTGAAACTCATACTCCTGCTTAAGTGCAGAAACTCTATTAGACACTTCAGGTCTTTTCATTGCTACATAGTAGGCAAGACCAGAAACTAAACAAGGCACAAACCTAGGAGGAATAAAGGATGTGGTAGTTCCTGATATCCCTGATGATATTCCGTCAATGCCTACTATTCTGTAATAAAATAAAGTATATGTCTGTGCACTATCTGGTATCGGATAAAATGTCACATCTACTTTATCACTTAATCTCTGTATAAATATTTGTGTGGGTCGACCTGTCACGTTCTTATTTGCTGTTTGTGCATATGTTGAAACAGTTATTCTTGTTAAATTTGTATCTGTTTGATTTGTTCCTGTACCTGTTCTTATTTGATGTTCTAATAAATCTACAGTATCCGTAGGCAAGGTATAAGTAGAAGTTCCAGATGTTAACGATTGTGTTCCCTCTGCTATGGTCCAAAGATTTAACCCTCTGTTTTGCCACTCCGCAGTAAGAATATTAAACGATCTTCTAATTGTTTTTAAGTCATATCCAGTCTTCATATCAAGACCAGCCCTCTCATAGGCTTCTTGAAATATATCTGGAAGATCAGGGGTTACTACTGGCATATTTTAACTTCTCCATAACATTACGAGTATTTTCTAAATCTTGCCGTTTTTTTAGCAATCTTTTTGGGCTGTTTAGATACTTGTTTACCTTTTCGAGTTGCCTTGCGTTTAGCAGCCGTAGAGGCGGCATATTCAGAGGGAGAAAGAGCCTTAATCGCTGCCGAAGGTAAATAACGTTCACCTGTTGCTTTTTTCCCTTGTGTACTAGGTTTACCACTTTTGGTTCGCCATTTTTGTTTAGTCCAAGCACGAAGTGACCTCTGTGATTTTTTTAATGCCATATTTCATTATACCCAAAATTTTATAGTTTGACTACTCATCTTGTTTTCTTTTGTCTCCTGATCGCTTCTTTCGCCCTTTTCGCAATTTGGGCTTGTTGATTTTTTCCAGCAACTTTTGCCCTTTGTTCCATAACTGTGAGGATTTGAATTTTTCTAGCAAAAGGCTTATTAATATTTTTAACCTTTCTAGCAGTTGCACGAGCATCAGCAACAGTTGCGTACTTAATCCTAACAGTATCTTTTGGATTTTCGTCAGTATAGAGTCTCCTGCCTGTACCTTTAGGCTTTTTCCCTGTTCCAACTTTTGGATCTTTTCTAACCATTTATTTACCATTTCTCTTTTTTCTCTTTTGTTTACTTGGAATTAATCCTTTGTTTACTGCTCTTGCTCTCTCACTAAACCCCAATTTTTTACCTGATTTAAGTTTACTTTTTATTGTTGAAATCTTTGCTACCATTATTTTCCGTTCCTATTCATTATAGCACTGGCGCCCATGTATGCAGCCACAATGCCACCGCCTGTCAGATAAAAAAGGTTGCTAATATCTGAAAGTGCTTTAACTCTTTCAAGATCAACAAAGAACATGGCAATAGTAAAACTAGCCATTGCAATTAAACTGGCAGTTGCCATTCGTCTTTGTGCTCTTTGTTTTCGTAAATCATGCTCAAGTCTCTTTATTTCAGCCATGTGACTAAATTCTTCATCGCTGACCACACCGTCATTATTGATATCGTAGGAACTATATTTTGATGTTTGTTGTAATTTTTTTTGTGTCATTTTCTACTCTCTTTGTATAACCAGGCAAGAAATACAACAAATCCTACAACTGTAAAAAATAATACAACCCAACCTACACCTTCCCATATTTTCCGTATCATCTCCTGTCTCTCATAAATATCTTTTTTTCTCTGGAGCCTTATCTCTTTTTCCATGTGTAAAATCTCATTCCATGAATTAGCCCCATAATGAAAATTTATAAATGACTTTAGTTCCTGTCTTTGTGCCTCTAACTTTTTCTTTGCAGTGAAGGCTTCTATGGCACTCGCTTCAATTTCTTTGCCTTTGAATAATTTACGAAGTGGAGATGCATTTTTCGCTGATTTTTCAACATTGTCCACATCTGAAACAGCACCCATCCAGCGACTTAAATCTTTACCCATAGATTCAATTTCACGACCTGCTGCAAATCCAGCCTTGATTGCGCTAAATGCTTTTGATGCTGCCGTTATAGCAAGTCCTATTGAAGCTGGGTCCATTATCCTCTATAACCTCCACCCTTGGCTTTATATTGTTTTGCAAGCATTTGAGCTTTTCTAGCACTCCACTGTCCTGGTCTACCACCTTTACCACCAGCCTTTATTCTGTTAAACAAGGCTTTTCTCATTGTTGGCTTTGTATAATTACCTGCTTTATTGACTGTGCTTTTGCCGCCTTTCTTCATCATCTTTACCATTCCACCTGCTCTCATGCCATTTGATGAGCTTGAAGATGTTGTTGATGATGTTGATGAAGCTGGACCATCATCTAAGTTTTTGGCAGTTCTAATTATATTTAAATCTCTTCTGTCATCTCCTGTAGATAAAAATCCTCCAGTCTTAAGTCTCATTGGCATTTTCATAAAACCTCCTATGTGCTTATATTAGCCATTCTGTCACAAAGTCTTTGTGCTCTGTTAGTTACTTGTCTATACCATCTCGAGTCTTTCATCTCTTCACTTGCACTAACAAAGTCTCTATTATCCACATGTTGTTTCATCTTCAAAAATCTGCTTAAACGAGGTCTACCCAAATTAAACATCATATTCGCAATAACTCTTTGGGCTTCTTCTGGTAAATCATCAAAATCATTATAAAGATATTTGCACTCCTGTATTGTGACCTGTATGTCTTCATCAAACAATTCGTTAACTCTTTCTTCTTCAATCTTTGTTCCTACAGGTAACCCACTTTCTGGATCTGTATCTTTTATAAGATGCCCCACACCCAGCGTTGGCAGAGAAAGATGATCGAGGTATATTTCGTATTTTACACCCTCATCTACTTTTAATTCATCTCGTAATTTATCGATGTTCATTATGTAATTTTCCCTTTGGTCATCCCTTTGGTCGCAATACCATCTATAGGTCTTGTTCTTTTCACAACTCCACCTGCCATCATTTTCTCCATAGGTGTTGCTTCGGCTGCTCGTATGCCTCTGGCTTTGTCTCTTCTCTCTTTTGCAAGGACACCAATTAAATTTGTTTTAGGCAACATAGATGCTAATTTAGAAAATGGACCTTGCCCTTTCATAATACCATAGACTGGACTTAGCGCAGAAGCTAGTCCACCCAAGCCTCCACCCTTTTGATAACTCATCATTTTTTTTCTCATTTTATTTCCTTTCATTTGATTTTTCATTGAGGATCTACTAATCAACACTTCCACCTTCGTCTTGCTTGTCGTAATCTACTGTTAGGATTTTTCGCTGCTTTTGGAAATTTTTTCATTTGACCAGCACTTCTAGCACAAAAAGATTTTCTTCTCTTAGCCGCTTTACTCCCAGGTTTAACTTTGCCAGTGACAGCAGTTTTTAATTTACTGCCTGGATTATCTCTTCGATAACGAGCAACACCAGCCTTTGTCATTCCCGCCCCAGCTTTTGTGGGGCGAAAATACTTTTTGGTTTTAGGTGGCTGTTTATCTGCCTTCCTAGCCACAATTCACCTATGCAAAAAACACAGTCATAAATGCGAATGTTGCTGAGGTATAAGATATAAATGAACCATCTCTGCAAACAACACCTTGCTCTGGTATGGTAACATCTCGTGAAGTTTCATCATCTCCAATAGTCCTTAACTGCATAACAGTTGTCCCAGTTGTAGACCCTTCAACGAAATCTATTGTACCAGCTGTAGCTGAGTTCACAATCATAACGCCTTTTATTCTTATGCTTCCACCAAATATTACATCTTTAACTGTGGTTGCTAAATGACCTAACTTAATATTAGCCGCTGGTTGAGCTGATACAGAAACCGCTGTAACTGTTTTAAAGAACTTACTACCGTCATGTGTTGTAGCAGATCCTGTTAAGGTTATCGTTTCTGTTTGGACTGCACCCAAAACATCAGTGCCAGTTATTGTGACTGTTTTACCATTGTCTCCAGTCCCAGCTGTTGTAACAGTTAATAGCTGCCCACCAGTAAAAGTTGCAACACCTCCACTAGCATCTGCGCCATTTATTGTAGCATCTGTATTAGGTCTTTGATTTGCAAAAACAGAATCATCATCGGCAGCATTTGCATCGGCTGTAATTAAGATAGATTTTACATCTGATCTTGATGCCATGTTTGCCTCCCTTTAAAATACAGAATATTCTAATTCTACTGTGAATCTACCTGCTGTTGCATCTGCATTTAATGTTGTCGTTGCCGCAGCATACAAAACATTACTTGCGATTGGAGCAGTTATATTCGGTTCAAATACATGAAAGTTTCCTGCTGTGTTATTAAAATTAATGTCAATTTCAGTTATAGATAAAGCAGCAGACAATGTAGTTGAAAAAGCTGCAACACCTGCCCCCACAATCTCTGTTCCTGAAGAAACTGCTGCATTAGTTGCTGTGCCACTTGTTGCACTTAATTGTAAGCTTCCAGCTAGTGTTTGACCTGCTGCGGTTGTAATACCTACTACAGCTTTATGAATAAAAAACTTTGTTGCTGTCACCAGTTCATCTGGATGATCTGAATTAAGAGTTCCTAATTCAACAAGCACATCACCATCAGCATAAGCTGATGCTGTGTCTGTTGCGGCTAGAGAACCCACAAAGGTTTGAATTTTTCTTGAGCCTAAAGATATTAGCTGACCTGTAGAGTTTACTGAAAAGCCAGTTTGGGTAATAGCACCTGTAGTGCTATTTTCATTTATTACATTAAATCCACCCTTAGATCGGACTGGACCTGAAAAAGTTGTATTAGCCATGTTACACTCCTTGTCTTGGCAAATGTCAAAAAGTGCATGTGCACTTTCTGTCAAGGGTTAAAAGGGGACATTGCTGTCCCCTCGGATAGTTATGCTCCTGGTGAACCAAACATCCCTAATGGATCTGATACACCGAATGAGTATCTTTCACGAGCTTTGTATCTTACATTGCCTGTGTCAAAATCTCCATCCATAGAAGTTGCCATAGGTGTTCTGACAAACATCTTCATGCCGTTTGGAACATCAGTAGTTAAAAAGAAGGCATCAGTATCTGTTAGATAGTGATTTATAGCAAATCCTTCTGGTATACTACCATTTGATCTTAAGGCATTAATATCGTTGTCAGCAGTTCCTGTTCTTCCTTCTGTCTGCAATAGTCTTGTTGCGACAAACATTAATGCAGGTGGAATGATTAACTTTCTTGGTCTTGCTGCAATCAATAAACCTCTTTCGTCTACGAAAGCTGCAATATCAATTACCATCTGCTCAAGAGATGTTTCATTCAAATCCGCATTTGTTGTTAGTCTATTCTTATTGTTACCTCCAGCCACTGTTGGGTGTGCTGTGTTAAACAATGTTACACCATCGCCACTTTGAAAAGTATCAAAGCCTGTGTTTAGCAATGCAGCGGCTTTAGTTTGCTTTGTATAAGCCATTGCTCTAGCTAATGCTTTCGTATAACGAGCTGACAATGAATCATAAAGATTATCTTCCATTGCTTCTTCTGTTATTGAAAAGCCCATAGCCACAGTTTCGTGGTTGTATCTTGAAGTAAAAGACTCTTGCGCTGAGTCAAAAGATATAGCTGACCCTTCAGGCTTAACTGGTGCTGCACCAAAACCTGACAACTTGACTTCTTCTTCAAAGCTTCTCTCTGAATTTTCTGTCTCATATATCTCAGCATGTTCATCTTCATACTTTTCATACTCAAGACCAAATAAAGCATTAAGTCCTGGTAATAACTCCTTAAGGAGTTGTGCTCTTGAAATCGCCATTTATCTCTCCTTAAGCTGCGCCACTAGTTGATGACAACTGATGATAGTTAAACTTACAAACCAAGATTGGAAAGTTGCTTCCCTTCTCATCACCTAAATCACCACCTAAGTAGTCAATTATTTTTATGCCGTCACCTGTTGCTGTTGATATTTCTGAAGCATCCAATGCAACACGGGAAATACCCAATGTTGTATTAGCACTATTTTGTACCACAGGTGCATTTTTTCCGTAAATGTCTCTCTCGTTAGAAAAAGATCCATCAGCTTGAATTGTAAATAATACGTTAGGATCATCTACAACATAAGCCATTATATCATCCGCTGCTGTACTTGCAGGGAAATGCTGACTAAAAGTCAACTGATTTGTATTTGGATCTGTAAATCGGCAACCCATGAAAATACCGCATAAATCAGTCGCTGAACCATCCATAGTTCCTGTCATTTTTGCAATTGTAGTTGCATTACTGGCATTAACTAGCTGGACAATATCGCCCTTAACTATAGCTGTACTTTCTCCAGATTTAATAGGGTATTGTCTAAATACCTCTAATGAACCTGCATCGAATCTACCGATTGGGTTTAATCCAAATGGTGCTGCTACACTACTCATTTTTTTATCCTCTTCGGTTAAGTTAGCTTTATTAAGATGTGCGAGTAACCTTTTCTGGCTTCAGAACTGGCATCCTCGAATCAGATTCACGAAGATAATTATTATCTACAGAAGCGATCTGCTGATCGTTTTTGTTCTTATAATGGTCTCTTCTTGCATCCATATTTTCTGTGGAGTTCTTGCAAAGTAGCAAACCTCCAACCTCTACATTGCCTTTAAACTTGGAATCAACATCGGTCAGCACTTTTAATTCAGGATGATCTTCTGCTCTCACTGGCTCCCAACCTTCACGAAATTTAGAAGAAACATTTGTCATATCAGCTTGACCTAATGTCGATGTGCGTATCCATCTGTATTCCACTCCTGGTTTTGGAGCAGGATCAGGGATAGAGTTTGGTCTAGTCCATGTGACTTTTCTTTTTGTTGCTTCTCTACTCTCTTCTGTGCGTAAAGTTCTATCAGCCATTAGTAGCCTCCTTTAAAAGCTGTGCTGCATATTGCTCGTTGCTAAGTCCTAGCCGTCTGGCAAGGCTTACTTGTGTTGAGGTTAGTTGCACTTTGCGTGGTTGTTTTGCACTTCTACTTGGAGGGGCAACCACGGAGCCACCAGATCGCTGAGGTGCTGTTACCTCTTTTGTCTCAGCAGTCTGATTGTCTTGAAACTCTTCTGGAAATTTAGCTCTCATTGCTTTGTCAATTTCACTATAATATAATTCAGGTTCTACTTTAGGACTCACATTCTTTTTTATTAGTTTTTGATGCACACCTAACGCATACCCTGTCATCTCTTCATAACCATCTTTTTGAAACCAGTCGTTCTCCGCCATCCAAGCCTTATCTTCTTTTGTAGGCTCTTGTTTCTGAACTGGTGTGTAAGCTTTCTGTTGCTCTACTGGCTTTTCTGATGTTCTTTGTTTTGGTTTATAATCTTGTATTTTTAACTGCTCTGCCTGTGCTTGATTCAGTTTTAATTGAGCTTCTGTAATTTTATCTGGATCTCCAGCTTCATAAGCTTCTTTGTATTCTTTTTTAGCTGCTTCAATCATGGCGCTTGTTTTGCCTTTTACTTGCTCAACTAGCACGGCTTCACCATCATCTAGAGTTTTCTTTAATTTATTATTCTCTTGTAGTATTCTTTCTGCATGTTTAATAGCTTCATCTTTTTCTCTTTGTGCAGCCTCTCTTGCTCTTCTTTCTTCGTGATATTCATATTTTAATTGTTTTATTCTTTTTTGAGCATCTCCTTTATATTTGGAAATCTCATCATCTTCAGGAATATCAGGTTTAGTGCCCTCTGTTCTTGGCGGTCTACCCTGATCTTCTTCAGGTGTATCATCTACAACTTCTATCTCTAAATCTGATAGTTGATTTTTTTCTTCTTCTTCTATTTTTTGTGCTGTGTTATCACTCATGCTCTTGTATACCCTCTTGGATCATCAACAACTGCTTCAACAGTGTCATCGTTAATTAGTCTAAATTCATCACCTTTTATTTTAAATCTAGTTCCTGAATAAGATCTAAAAATTACAAAATCACCCTTAGCGCAATATGGACCGTTTGGAAATTTTTCTTTATCCTGATAAGCCGCATCTCCCATTTCCACAACAAATCCTATGATGGAAGCAGTCTCCTCTAGCTTTATTAATTTGTCAGGCATATGAACTCCACCCTCAGTTTTGTCTGCCATTTTAGGTATACTAATTAAAAGTTTATAGCCTTTTGGCTGAGGAAGTTTTAGCTTAATATCTTCTTCAATCTTCTTTTGCGCTGTGTACATGTAAGCTATCCTATAATATTTTTTTTATTTTGCAAACCCTTAATCTTCAATAAACCTTTTTTCAATTGCACGCACCTCCTCTTCCAGAATGGTGAGCGCTTCGATTTTCCCGCAGGTGTGCTTGTAATCTTCAAGGGAAGATGCTCCACCGCTCGTGATAAAAGAACCCCAAGCATTTTTAAACTCCTGTATTTTATTTAATATTGGTGTATAAACCGTTTCATTTTTACTTTTCATCTTGTAACTGCTTTGCCGCATCTAAGACTAACCGTGCTTCTTCTTTCATATCTTTGGAAGCATCAGTCGCAAGCTTTGCTGCAATTCTAACTCCTTCTCTTTTGTCTTCACTATCTAATCTGTCTTCCTGTAAATCCTTATTTATTTTCGTTTTAGCAGCTTCAAGCTCTAATTTTAATTTATCCATTTGTATTTTATGCTGTAACTCTGCTTCTTTTATTGCAAGCTCTCTTTGTTGTATTTGTGTTAATGGATCTTCTTGTTGTTTCTTTGCTTCCATTGCCTGCATCTCTGCTTGATTTGATGCTAAAAGTTTTTGTGCCGCTTGTGCTGTTAATGCTGAAAGTTCTTCTTCTGCATCTTCTGGTAATGGCTTTTCTTCGTTTGGCATTGGAACACCAAGCTTTTCTTCTATCTCTTTTCTATATTGAAAAGCAACATGCTCTGTTATATGAGCTGCTAGTGCTGCCTGTATTGCTCCCGCAAATGGTGACTGCCCTACAATTTCTTTTAATTTAGGATCATTGGCGGCAGCTAAATGCACTGTAATATGTGCTTCATGATCTTGATACTTAAATGCTTTTACAGGCTCTTGTTTTAATATCGCCATATTTTCAGAAACTGGGTCTGCTGATTTAATATCCTCTTTTAATTTTACAATTTCTTTTGCATCGCTGATACCTAATACTTCCAACATTTGTCTATGCAATCTACCCATGTCGTATAATTGTGGTGCTTGTTGTGCCAACTGTAATGCACTTTGATACTGCATAATTCTTTGAGACATAGTTGCTGCATTAGGATCTGACACGGGTATAACATCTACTCTCTTATCAAAATCATCTGTTCTACTAAATTCACCGTCTGTTTCATAAGCATACTCAGGTGGCATATAATCATGAATAATCATAGCTATTATTCTAAGTTCTTTTTTTAAAGCTGCGTGTAATCTGGATTGAACACCAGACATAACTTTCATTGATCGTTCCATCAATGCTAGAGTTGTTCCTACTGGCGCTTGTGCGTTAATGTCTCCAACTTGTATATCTGCAACGGAGCCAATCCTTCGCCCCTCGTCAACGATATTTTGGAGCAACTGGTACAAGACGGAACTGGGTTCCTTGTAAGGAATGAAAGTAATCGCATCACGAATTGCGCCACCAGGGACATCAACATCACGGAACTCACCAGGCATGAGAGGCGTATCATCCCCTTTGATGCGTAAACCCCTAGCTTTAAGACCAGCTGGTAAATTAGATAAAGTACCAGCATCGATAAGTTGACGAAGAATACTTGTAGCACTTTTAGCCAGTCCACCAATGAGATGTATAAGTCCTGTGCCGTAGAAACCAAGCCCTGGTAAATATTTGTAATGAACAAAATATTGAACTTTCTTTTTCTTTTCATCTTCCTCATAGTAATTCCTTCTTATAGATAAAATTGTTCTGGATGATTTATCAATCGTAACAACATAAGGTCTTTCGATACCATCCTTATCCTCAAACGGCTCTGGCATTTCAATATCGGCATGCATCTCTAATAGGGTGTGCCTGTCATCATCTTCGATAACTGCTGACTCTCCATCAAGTTCATCATACTTTTCCTGTATATCTGACATGTCAGGTTCTGGTTCGGGTAATTCTACATCACGATAAAATCCATTCACCATAAGTTTTGCTATTTCATTTGCAGATTTTTTCATAACATGTGTGTATCTAGCACAAGTCATTAAATCTGTTGCACCATAAGAAACAACAAAATCCTCCGCAGGAACAAACATCGCACATGGTCTTTCTAAGAGAGGATCATAATAGACTTTCTTAAATGCTGATCCTGCTAGAGGAAGCTTAAAGAGCATCTGCTCTGTCTCATCTCTATATTCTGTCATTTCTTCTGTGAGAAGATAATTCATTTCATTTTCTACCCGAGCTGCCTGATCTGTTTTTTCTGTAGATTGTTTACCCAAAACTTTGGTTCTTACTGGACCCGAAGCGGGAAACATCTCTCCCATAGCCTGTGCTTGGAATCTTACAATACTTTCTGTTAAAACAGGATGAAAAACACCAGAGGCTCCAGACCAAGGTTGTTGTCTTTCTTCTATTTTCATACCTAGTAAATCTAAACCTTTGACATACGACTTCGCCCAATCACCTCGTGATTTTCTGTCCGTATTAAAATTTTCAATTAAGTCACTTGCTAGTTTTTGTAATTCACCTTCTTCTAAAAACTCTGCAAGATTACTGTCATGAGAAGGTCCTAATATGTCTTCAGTTTTTTTGCCTTCAAAATCAATAATAACACCACCATCATCCGTGGTCATGGAAACTGAATCAGGATTTTCTATTTCTATTTCTAGTTTTTGCTCCTGTTCAGCTAAAACTTTTTGTGAAAGTTCCGCTGGTGTCATTTGTTTTTCGACAGCCATTTAATGCTCCTTATTTTATTCTTTGTAAAATTCTATCTATTTTTTCTTCTAACCGATTTATAGCCACTGTTACATCATCTCTTTTTGCATAATCTTCTCGTGTTTTGTTTACCAAAATATCTATCCTTTTAATCTCTTTAGCTTGTGATCCAAGAAACCACCCGCCTCCCACGACAATCAATCCTATAAGTCCATCTATAATATGTGCCAGATCCATTAATAATACTCCACGGGTCTTTTGTATACGGGCTCATCATCCCAGTCATCCATATTTGTTCTGATCCAACCACCTTGCCTAAACCTTAACAGAGCTTGTGTTGTTGAGTCAACTAAGTCATCATTGTCTCCTACTGGAAAAGATGCACACTCTTCTATCACTTCCTCTGCCCACCTGGTGGGTGGGTGCCAAATTACTCCACTTGCAAATAAATCTGTGACTGCATTTACTCGTGCTATCTTATCTTGTCCACGACTTGGTGTAAACTCTGTAACAGGAATACCCATAGAACGTAGTTCAAATATCAAAGGTGATCCAGCAGCTTTTGCTTCAATAATCATTTGATCAGGTTCAAACTCATGGTACTTATCGTAAGCCGCTCGTTTAAGGTCTGGAAACTCTAACTTTTCTTTGTACGCATCTATTAAAATCAGATTAGGAATAGACTCCCCATTTTCATTTGGCTGATAAAATACACCCCAAGTTGTGCAGGCACTATAGTCCGCTCTCTGAGTTTTTAGAAAAGCCGTATCCCAAGATTGTATAATTGCATCACATGGAGGTAAACTTGGTTTCTTCCATTCCTGCCACCACTCTCTTTTTATTAATGCCCCTTCTTCGGAGGTGGGGTCTTGCTGATATTGTGCGTTCCATTTAGCTACAGGCAACTCTGCTTTTATTGCATCTAGTTCTTCTTTTTTCCAGAACTCTTGCCACAACGCATTACCTGATGGCATAATCGCTGGAAGTTGTATTACTTCCCATTCACTACTACCTTCTCGTTGCGTTGAGTTTTTTATAATTTGCCCCGTAAGATCTCTTTTACTCCATCGTGTCATAACGATAATTATTGCCCCGCCAGGTTGCAATCTTTGTCTCGGTCCTGATGTATACCACTCATAAACTTTGTCAAACACTTCAGGATTGTATGCTCCTATAGTGGCATCTTGTTCGGAATGTGGGTCATCAATAATTAAAACATCTGCACCTTTACCCGTTACAGCGCCACCTACACCGATAGCAAAATACTCACCGC